AGAGGAGTGTCCCATTTTTTGCCGGTTGTCGCAAATGGCGGATTTGTATAAATTAAATCAATTGAGTTTTCTTCCATCTTTTTAATTTCTTCGTGAATATCTCCAATAATATACGTCATACTATACTATAATATTAATTTATATCAATTCGTCCGCTTCTCCTACACGTTCTCTCCCAACATATCCCTAAAATAAAAGAAATACAAACACAACCACTAAATTCTAAAACCGAAAAGAGTATATCTGGAATATTATGAATAATGGTATTATTTGTCATACACTTTAAGCAGATAATAAAATATTGACATCTTCCGTACGGTTATGTAAACAATATCCCACGTGAGAGATTAATATTTTTGTAGTGTTGTCAGCTCCACTATCACTTTGAACAGACATAGTTAAAATTTCTTCGCTTGGGTCTTGCGGACCGACGCCCCCAACAACATTTAAATGCTTTCGTGAAAATGGAAATTTGGTTGAAGGGTTTGAAACAGTTGAAAATTGAGATTTAATCCCTAACTGAACTAACTGACTAGAATGAAGCGAATATGTTATTTTGCTTCTATACCAAGCACCTGCGTCGTTTCCGTCCCCCTGCATTTTAGTGTAAATAACCATAAACGGTAAAGATGCACCATTTACATATGTATCAACAGCCCCCACGAAATAATATTCGGCTACTTCGGCTAATGTTATTGCTCTGCTTCCTTGTCCATAATAATAATAATTAAATTTTTCAGCACCGCTTGATTTTGCGAAATACCAACCTTTACGATTATCTGGGTCGCCAGTTGGTATAGGCATACTGTCTGCGTAAGCTGCCATACCCCCAGCAGTATTTACATTTATTTTACCATTATGAATTGGTATTCCGTCGCTACTGTATGTCGTCATATATATAACAGATTTATAAAATCTATGGCAAATTTATAAATTTGTTGTTTGTGGGCGGTGTGGGATTCCAGTCTCTAAAACAACTTCCTGTTCGCATCTGCTTCCTAAACAAGACGAACTTTTAATATGTTTAGATGCGTATATAACAGAACCAATCGCCGCTGCTATTGCCGCTACTAACGCCGCCATACCAGCATACCAATCCCCTCCGTGTGATAAGTCGTTAAATGATGCTAATGTCTCATTCTCCATAATATATATAGATTTATAAAATACTTATAGATATTTGAATAAGTATTTTAATAATGCCAAAATATACAGTCGCAAAATATATATACGAAGGCACGTTTGAATATATGATACGACTGCACTGTCGCCCAGCACCTGGTAAAGCAACATACAAAACGTGGTATTTGTCAAATAAAGATTACACCCTAAACCAAGTTAAATTATATAGGAACGCTCGTATGGCAGAACTCGAAAAGGCTGGGCTGCGTGGTGGGTGTAGAAAAATACTGACATCTGATACAATTGGTATGATGTGATTAGATTACTGCTTGGGACGAAAAGTAAAGGTAAGCGTTAGAAGGCACGTTATTAGCACCAGTTTGAAGTTGAACCGTGAAACGATTTCTAGACAAGTCAACAAGACCATCAAAGTCTAAACCGAGAGCAAAACCCTGATTTGCCTTAAACACATCTTTTGCAACTTGGTTGTGTCCAGAGGTAGACATAGCATCAATAAATCGTTCTAACATTTCAGTTCTATCAGAGAGAACATAAGTAATTAAACTATTAGTTTGATCATTAAATAAATACTGAACTTCGGTAAGTGCTTGTGGTTCTTCAAGGGCGAGAGCATTATCAACAATACTGTTTTCGTGTCGTGTATCGCAGAACGACATCACAACCGACGAGCAAAGTGCTGGAACATTTGCGGAAATAGAAGCATTACCAGAGAGAATGTTAGATTTAATATTGTAGATTGTTCGCATAGCAGTTTGCGAGGCTGATCCATCATCAGCAACAGAACGGTATGAAACACGAAGGTTTCGCAATTCGTATGTAGATGCCGCTGTTTGTCCAGCACCCATAAGAGCAATTCGGTTTCGTGCGAGGTTAAGTGTCAGGGTAATAGCACCAGATTTGGAGCTAGGCAAGTCGTCCCCAGACATTTTTGAGAGACAGCAATTTGGTTTGAAACTAAAATCAACATCTGCTGGTGTTGCGGTGCCACCACTATCCCCAGCGTAAGTGTTAATCTGCTGTCCAACGAGATTCGTCCAAATGTCAGTATATCCTTTTAATTCGCAGATTTTATCACTATTGAGCAAATCAAGTCGGTTTTCAGAAGCGTGGGACGACATAGAAACATAACGCCCATAGTTGGTAATTGACTCAATCAAACCCTGTTGTAAAGAAGAAACCTGAACCGAATCAACGAAAGCGTGAGCACCAGCACATCGGTCAAAACCAATATTGGCGGCGGAGACTGTCGTGCCATCGCTCGTAACTCGCAAATCCCCAAGCACTCTCACCGAGTTGTTCAAAAGTCGCCTACCCTCACCAACGTTGATTACGAAATCAACATTATCAAACTCGGTATACGTATCTTGCGTTGCCTGTGGTTCTACCTGATGGTATATAATAGATTGTCTTAAATCATCGCTCATTATAAAAAATACAAACATTTTTATTTTGTATTTTTTTACGAATTAGTTATATTTTATTTATGCTCTAATTGTTCTAACCAGCTGTTTGTAAATTCTCAAATCCTGAACACCACCAGCACATTCAATTTGTAAATCAACATATTTTTGTCCTTGTTCTAATGGAAGCGTCTCAACAATAGTGCTGTTGTCAGCATCATACATATTTGCTTGTGTTGGAGTGATTGGGGTTATATTAGCAAATTTAAGTTGGGCATTTCGCCAGTCGGTGTATTGGTTGGAGAGAGCACGAGTAAGACGGTCATATTGAAGAGCAGATCGTGGAATAATACTTCGGTTTCCAGTTTGGTCTTCGTTGTTGACAGCATATCTATAACTTTCATATGCGGTTGATGGGAGAACTTCGTTTTGTGGTGCTAAACAAACCAACATCTGTTCTGCTTCACCTTCCATAACATAACCACGAGCGAACGACGTAATGCCGTTGCCATTATCTTCTTCGGTCGTGTAAGTAACGTATTGGTATTCGTCTGGCGTTTCTCCGTCTGGACGAGTGAAGAGAACAAGTTCAGCACGATTAACTGTAATTCTTGGAATGTATGTATTATCTGACTTAATAGTGATAGCAGACAAATTCACAATTGTTGTGTGGGTGTTAGTAAACCAAGCGGCTTCCGTAGTGACGTGGATAAGATTTGTCGCAGGGTCAAACTGCAACGAAGCAATAACTGCTGGGGCATCAGCAATAGAACCTGGTGCGTGTGTAGAAGTTGCCGTGCAGAGGATTTTCTGCCCAACGAAGAATGGGAGCGTTTGTTGATAATCAGTATAAGGAAATGCCAAAATCATAGCACTCGTTGAATCACCAGCATCACCAGAAGCGGCAATTCCGGTGATATCACCTGCTTTACCCCAAGTATTGGTTCCGTCAAACGAGACAGAAGTTGCTTCTGAACCACCAAGTTTAGTCGCTTTCACGTGTTTCCAGTTTGTTTCAAAATGCAGTCGAGTTGCTCCAAATTTGGAAGTATCCCACATATCAGCACCTTCGGCAATACCAAAAACAGATTTCAGTGGCACTTTGACATCACGAGCCAACTGACGAGAAGTAGCACCTAAAAGAATATTTCCAGTAGTAGGACCGAGTGCGTCAGTATTTCGTGAGACAGAATCAAGGAAATACGATGTCTGATTACCTACACCTCGCATAGATTTTGGAGCAGTAAAAGCATTCATATCGTCCTGTCGTGCTTCGCTGTTTTTTTCCATATTAAACAAAGAACATTTAAGAGTGTCTACTCGTCGCATAGATTCAATTGGACCTTTGTCGCAAGAAATTCGTGCGTTTCTAATAAGAGCAGAGTTCGGTGCTTCATACGAGTCAGCATCTGCCTTCAAGTTATTAATTCGCAACATAGAATTAATAGCGTCGCTCGTCGCAAATGCGTTGTTGGTGGCACCAGCGGTTGCGGTTTCTGGTTGAATTTCAGTATTAAATGCCACGTAAGATTTCGTCATATCAACGATTAAACCTCTTGGAATTTCAAAGTCTACCAAATTTAAAGCAGTTGGTGGTGTTGCGTTGTTCCATACATCTGCAAATCCTTGTTGAGATCCAATTCTAATCACTTTATCGCTCATTATGAAATATATTTTTATTTTATTTCTGTGTTTTTTACACACTTTTCAAAAAATATATTTTAAACATTTTGGAAGCCTGCCGCATACGCAACGTGTGCCTGTGGTGGTGGTGGCATAACTGGTTTATTTGGTAAATGTTTCTTTGCCCCAGCACCAATAGCAAGCCCAGCACCAGCGGCAAAAGTAAATAAATCCAAACCAGGTATTGCGTCTAATGCTCCTAATATTGCCTCGCCCCCACCTACTGCCGCATCTGTTCCTGCTGCTAATGCGTCTGTTCCTGCTGATTTTGCCGCCGACGCTGCCGCTTCTGCCGCCGCTTTACCACTATCAAAAACTGCCCCTACTGCTGATGTTCCCTGTGCCGCTACATCAACCTCAGCTGGTATTGATGCTGTTGCCGCCTTTGCCGCCGTTTCCGCTGCTGTCTTTGCCGCCGTGTCTGCTGCCTCTTTTTCTGCTGCTTGTGCTGCTGCCGCCGATGCTCGTTCTGATATATTAGAATTAAGTTGTGCTGCCCTGACCGATTCTGCTTCTGTCATACCGCCAGATTGTGGGATTCCATATTCACCAGCAGAGAGGTCGTCTTCTGGAAGTGCTTTCGCTAAACCAGAATTATCTCCCACATTTTCATATTCTGGGTGAGTATAATCTTGTGCGGTGCTCAATTTTTCGCTTAAACTTCCTGCTCTGGCAACTGCTTCCTCTGCCGCTTCTGGGTCTCTCGCCGCCGTTGTCTGGATTGTTTTTTCTATATCACTCGCACGAACTAGTTTACCAGAACCAGTAAAAAGATTTTGTAAACCAGATGCTTCGTCTGGGTCATAACCCTCACGAAACACATCTTCGCCATCTGCTAAACGTGAAGCACCTTTTGCTGTAAGAGCATCTAATTCTGCTTGGTCTGATGCCGCCGCCTCCACTTCTGCATCTGGATTAAACAACGGATTTGACACAGTATTTGTTGCTGCCGCCGTAGCATCTGCTTCTGATACATCGCCAACGCCAGTTAATTTACTGATTCCACTTTTTACAGCATCTGATATACCATCTGCCGCTTTTTTTTTCGCTTGTCCAGCAAATTTTCTAACAAGAGGGTCATTTATTACTGCTTTTGAAATTCCTTTGCCTCCCATCATAATTTTTAATGATGCTAAACCTTCCTCAATTGTTCGTGATGTTTCTTCTTTCTTATCTTTGAGTTTTGCTTTGGCCTCACCTGCGGCAACTGCTCCTTGTGTCAGGGTGCTTCCTAATGAATTTTGAACTCCACTAAATATTGACGACATTATATAATATAACGTATAAAATAAAGAAATTATTTTTTAAAGTAATATATAATGAAAGAAATTAATATCTATAAGGTTAAAGACCATACTGATAATAATCATCAAGAAATGCCTTTGTTTGATTTGCCTATGAAAGTGTTGATCAACGGTAAGTCCCAATTATCAGGAAAAACAACATTAATTTTAAATATGCTAATGAATCCAGAATTTGGATATGATAAAAAGTTTGAAGGTGAAAATATTTACATCGTAAGCGATAATAAACTTGACAACAAAATTAAAATACTTATGGAGTTTAAGGACATACCGCCAGAAAATCATTTTCCATACGATGAGCAAGTGTTAGATATGCTGTATGATAATTTAGAGCAAGAATTTATGGAGGAGATGGAAGACAACGGCAAAAGCACAAACAAATTAATTATTTTTGATGATGTAGGATATAGTGGAAATTTAAAAAATAAAAATTTTGGAATCATAACTAAATTGGCGGCAAACGGAAGACATCTTAACCTGTCTCAAATATACACGAGCCAACGGTTCTCTATGGTTTCAACAAATTTGAGGAGTAATCTTACAGGTGCTATATTATTCTCAACAAGTATGAGAGAACTCGAATTGATTTCAGATGATATGAATTATTTGGATAAGAAAAAAGATTTTGTTTCTATGTTTAGAAGAGAGACAGATGAACCACGCTCATTTTTAGTTGTTAATTTTTCAAATAAAGATGGATTATATATGAATAGCAAATTTAAAACAATTAATAAGTAAAAAATATAAAATTTTATTGTTGCTGTAATTTATAATGCCAACTAAAAAAATATTAGAATCGCACCCAGTTTCCGTTTTAAAAAAGGAAATATCTATGACAAACATTAAAGGATATTCTAAAATGAAAAAAGCAGAAATAATTGATTTAATGATGAAGCCTGAACACAAGGACAAGTTCCATCACATAGAAATGGCAAAACCAAAGTTAAGCAAAAAAGAAAAAGCAAAGAAGCAAAAGGAGGGCGATGATTTTGCTACTCAAAAAGCCGAAGATGTTTCAATGGATACTATAATCATTACTCCAAAAAAACGAAAGCGTAAGGCAAAAGCAAAAGTATCAGCCGACGTGCCAAAGTCTCCTGCTGTCCTTACCGTAACCAAAGCAGACGGAACTGTTAAAGAGTTGAAAATGAAAAAGAAACGAGAAAAGCAGAGAGAATACAGGCGAACTGTTGGTAAAAAATCTACATAATTATATCCATAAAAATAAGGTTTAAAGAAAATCTATTACTATTATTATGGATAATTCAAATACTTTTGATGATAGTGATGTATGTGTTGGTAAAGTTTATAAATTGGTTTGTAAAGACCCAAACGTAAAAGAGTGTTATATCGGTAGTAGCACAAATTTAACTTCAAGATTACAAAAACATAAGTTTAACGCTTTAAACGAGGGAAGCACTAGACACCATCTGAAAGTTTATAAAAAAATAAGAGAATATGGAAACTGGCATAATTGGAAATGTGAGGTAATCGCAGAAATTAAAAATCCAACTAAACAAGAATTGATACAATTAGAACGAAAGCATTACGAGCAACATTTAGAAACAGCAACATTAAATAATAATTATTGTGGACGAACAAAAGAAGAGACCAACAAAGCGTGGATTACTAAAAATCCTTATTATGCTAAAAATTACAGAATAGAAAATGCGGTTGAATTAAAAAAATACAATCAAAAATATTATTCTGAAAATAGAAATAAAGTTCTAGAATATAACCGAGAGAAACTAACCTGTGAATGTGGTGCTATTGTGAATCGTAGTGGAACAACTCGCCATAACAGAACGAAAAAACATATTGGTAAAATGAGACAACTTGAAGTTTTAAAAAATGGATTATAATCAGATACGATATTCTATAAAATGTATTCATAGTTATATCTATAATAAATTAATATAGAGACACAACATATAGTATATTAGAATGGAATATCAAAATGGTAAGATTTATAAAGTTGTATGTGAAAAAACTAAACGAATATATATTGGTTCAACCATTAAATCGCTTAATGAACGTTTGTATGGGCATAAGAGTAAACACAACAGATGTTATACAAAAAATTTTATTAATCCAACGATATTCTTAATTGAAGAATATCCTTGTGATACAAAAGAAAAATTATTAATGAGAGAACGTTTCCATATGGAAAATACAGAATGCGTTAATACTGTTAGACCTATTCTTACAAACGAAGAACGATTAAACAAAAACAAAAATATTAAATATGGCAATTATAGTGATAGTAAAATTTACAAAATTGAATGTGGGGAAACTGGACGAATATATATCGGTTCTACAATTCAAACATTAAAACAACGATTATGTCAACATAAATCAGAAAGTAAATATGGTAGACTTGAATCTAATAGAAATAAATGTGCAACCAAAGATTTTATTAATCCAAGTATAACTTTAATTGAGAATTATTCTTGTGATACAAAGGAAAAATTATTAATGAGAGAATTGTATTGGATGCAAAACATAGAATGTATTAATACTGTTAGACCGATTCTTTCAAAAGAAGAAAGAGCACAAGCAAATAAAAGATATGATATTAAAAAGAGAGAAAAATACAAAGAACAAATTAAGGAACGAAAGAAAAAATATTATGAAAATAATAAAGAAAAAATTAATAGAAAAAATAGAGAAAAAATTACGTGTGAGTGTGGTTGTATCATAGCACGTGGAAATATGGCAGACCATAAAAAAAGCAAGAAACATATTAAACTTACAACTTAAACTTGTTTTTAAAATGAGATATACTTCCTGCTAATGTTGGTTTATTCCAGAG